CCGTATATGGTGCTTCAATTCCTAAAGCAAAACAGGAAGAAGCATTTAAATGGCTTCGAGAAAACGGCCTAGGTGATTTGATTAAAAATGAAGTCACTGTTGCTTTTGGTCGTAACGAAGACGATAAGGCTACGCAATATGCTAGCCTTGCGCAAGGTCAAGGGTATCAACCGGTCCAGAAATTCAAGGTTGAACCAATGACACTTAAAGCATTAGTCAGGGAGCGTGTCGAATCTGGACAGGATATGCCCTCTGACTTATTTAACCTGTTCGCAGGCAACCGAACAAAAATAACAAGGAAACAATAAACATGAACGAGGTACAACAAAAAACAAACGCTTCTCTTCCTGCCAATGTATTTGAGCAGGATATGGGAAAGGGTTTAGGCAATATAAGCCAACAAGATTTGGCATTGCCGTTTCTAAAAATCCTTGGACAGTTATCACCTGAAGTAAACGAGAGGGATGGTAAATATGTCAAAGGTGCCAAGGCAGGAATGATTTTCAATTCTGTCACTGGTGAGTTATATGATGGTGTGAAGGGCATAGATGTCATTCCATGCTTTTATAAACTCGAGTACATAGAATGGAAAGATAGAGGAGAAGGATTAGGAGCACCAATTGCTATCTATGACTCCTCATCTGACATCATGTCAAAAACAAAACCAGATGCAAACTACAAGGATAGATTACCGAATGGTAACTATATTGAGAAGACAGCATCTCATTTTGTAATTATCTTAGGAGATAGTCCTTCAACAGCGTTGATTTCTATGAAATCTACTCAATTAAAAATTAGTAGAAAGTGGAACTCAATGATGAGTGGGATTAAAATGAAAGGTAAAACGGGCTTATTTACGCCAGCATCTTTCAGCCACATTTACAAACTAAAAACTACTCAAATGTCTAATGACAAAGGCACTTGGTTTGGTTGGGAAGTAAGTAAAATTGGTCCTGTATCAGATACTCAGATGTATCAGCAAGCTAAAACATTTAGTGAAAATATTTCTAAAGGAAGTATCAAAGCTAAACACGGCGCTGACAAACCAAAAGGGTCTGACTCGCATTTCTAGTTTTAATCGATTAGTCGATTAAAAAAAGGGGCGAGAGCGGGAGACTTAACTCGCCCCTCTGAAAGATAATTATGGAAAAGAAATATATAAATTTGTTTAATGGTTATAGGCGCGCCTATGGTGTCGCTGATTGGACCAATGTAAAAATTGATCCCGTGAGTGGTAAAAAGAAACCAGATTATAGATGGACTTTTGAAGAATTTACAGATCAAATATATGTTGACCATTTAACGGGCGCCAAATCTGTAGGTATTCAGCCCACAAATGAGAATTCAGAAGTTAAATTTGGACTCATCGATGTAGATCCAAAAAACTATGTAAACTACGACAAGAAATTTTTTATAGATAAAATTCAAGAATTTAAACTACCCTTAATACCCATAGAATCTAAAAGCGGAGGGCTTCATCTCTTTATTTTTATGAAGGATTTTATATCGGCAACGCTTTTAGTTTCTTTTTTAAGTAATCTTCTTCCTCTTTTTAAATTAAAACCCGATAACGAAATTTTTCCAAAGCAAACACAATTAACCAAGGACACAGAGACTGGCGAATTACGACCAGGCCAATTTATTAATTTACCGTATTATAAAAAAACAGAACGTAGAGCATTAAACATAGATGGAACTCCTTTTACTTTTGAACAATTCATCGAAGTAGCAGAAGCTAATCTAGTTGAAAAAGATAGTTTAGATAACATAACAGAAGGGATTGATCGACAGATATATGAAGGAGCTGATGAAGATTTTAAAGATGGTCCTCCATGTCTAGCCCATCTTTCTACAATTATGAAAGATCCAACTTTTGATGGGAAAGATAGGTTTATGTATAACTATCATGTCTTTGTTAAGATGAAGTATGAAGATACCTGGAAACAAAAAGTTAAGAATGCTCCAGTTAAATATTTTGCAGAACAACATGCAAATGCATGGGACGATAAATTATTAAACGCGAAAGTAAGATCATGGAATAGGTCTGAGAAAGGATATACCTGTACTAAAGAACCTATTAGTTTGCATTGTAAAAAAGGAATCTGTGTTAAAAAAAGATTTGGAGTTTTAGCAGGATCTAAAGGAACGTATCCAGAATTAACTAATTTAAAAAAGATAGACTTGGAACCAGAACCAGAATTTGAATTTGATGTAATTAAATCGGATGGAATCAGCACAGCTACCGTTCATTGTAGAAGTGTAGAACATGTGAATGATCAACGTAAAAGAAGAAATGCAATTTCTAAAGCAGCAGGGTTTGCTCCTCCTATTATTAAAGGAGATGAAGATCAAACTGTTCTTGATGCATTATGGAAGACTCAAAAGGTAGTCTCGCCGCCTATTGGTACAACTCCTAAAGAAAAATTACACGATGTTATTCATGCTAAAATAAATGGTGCTAAAGCTACAAACGATGCCAGCTTTAAATCCGGAACCGTATTGATTGAAGAAGGCTATGCTTATTTTAAATTTGATAAATTTTATGACAAACTAAAATCTAAGAATTGGAAATACACTGAAGATAAAACTGGAAGAATGATGATGACGACTTATGAAAATTGTGACATAGAATTTATGGAACAAAAAAGATTTCCGAGTAAGACGAAAGGTAAATACAATACTCCTACTAAAAACATCGTTAAAATTTCTATTAAAGAGTTTGAGAATGTTCCAATCTATCATACTAAACTTAAACATAATAAGGATATTATATAATGACAACCAATACTAAAGAATACAGTAGAGAATACTATTTAAAAAATAAAGACCGGATGAAAGAAATTAGTAGAAAGTGGAGGAGAAAAAATAAAGAGTACTTCATAGCCTATCGTTTAAAAAACAAAGAGCGCATGAAAGGATACAAAAAAAAATATAATAAAGAATACCGTTTAAAAAATATAGAACGTATGAAAGAATATAGAAATCAATATGAAAGAGAAAGAAGGAAAACCGATCCTAATTGGAAGTTAAGAGCGAATCTAAGAATAAGAATAGTGGAGGCTTTAAAAGGATCAACAAAATCTAAAAGAACGATGGAATTAATAGGTTGTACCATTGATGAGTTGTGGACTCATCTCGAAAGTAAATTTACAAATGGCATGACAAGAGAGAATCATGGGATATGGCACGTTGATCACATTAAAGCGTGTGCCAAGTTTGATTTATCAGATCCTGTACAACAAGGCCAATGTTTCCATTACACCAATTTGCAGCCTCTCTGGGCTCTTGATAATATGAAAAAAGGCGCTCGATGATGAGAAAAATACTCGGGCCTCCGGGAACAGGGAAAACAACTAGACTCTTAAAATATGTTAAAACATTTTTAAAACTAGGAACTCCTCTGGAGAAAATAGGCTATTTTGCCTTTACAAAAAAGGCTGCAAATGAAGCAAAAAATAGAATGTTGGACAGCTATCCTGACCTAACTTACAAGCATTTAAAACGTTTTCAAACATTACATTCATTAGCTTTTGAAAGATTAGGTATGAAAAAAAGTGAAGTCATGCAAGATGAACACTATGAAGATATCGGAAAAAAATTAGGGATAGAAGTTACCGTTTATAGTAATGGCCAAGAAAGAACAGGATTTGTAGATTCAGATAGTGAATATTTTAACATAATTAACGCAGCTAGAATAAAAGGTATCACCAGTGAAGAAGAATACAACAGTGATATGTATTCTTCTGACCTAGATAAAAATTTAATCCCAATTTTAGAAGATGAAATAAATAATTACAAAGACGCTTTTCAACTTAAAGATTTTACCGATATGATCGAGAAATTTATTATGGCAGAATTGTGTCCAAAATTTGACGTCGTTTTTATTGATGAAGCCCAGGACTTATCACCAATTCAATGGAAGATGTTTGAAATTATAAAAAACAACACAAAACATATGATATTAGCGGGTGATGACGATCAAGCTATTTATGCATGGGCTGGCGCAGACGTGAAAAGATTCCAAGATGAGAAGGCTAAAGAAATTGTTTTGCCAAAATCTCACCGAGTACCGCGTGAGGTTCAACACATTGCGAACAATATTTTAGATAAAATACCAGATGAGAGGAGAATAAAAAAAGAATGGGAAGCAAGAGATGAACAAGGAAGCGTAGATTATATAATGGCATTAGACGATGTACCCCTCCATGAAGGAAAATGGCTAGTACTTGCTCGTTATAATGACCGCCTTATTAAACTTAAACCACAGCTTATGGAATTAGGTATCTATTTTGAATACAAAGGACGCAAGAGCTATAAGGCTAGACTTTTTACAGCCCTTCAACATTTCACGCGATGGACCAATGGTGACAAACTTTCATTGACTGAATGTAAAGATTTATTTGAATATCTTGGTAAAGAATTCCCCCAAAAAGAAGAACGTATGTATGATTTAAGAGAATTTGGATATAGCCATACTGATAGATGGTTTGATGTATTTGAAACTGAACCCGAAGACAGTCTGTATATTAGAAATATGTTGTCTCAAGGAGAAAAACTAGACGAACCTGCAAGAGTTAATTTATCTACCATTCATTCTGCTAAAGGCGGAGAAGCTAATAATGTATTATTAATATTAGACAATACCAAAAACATCAGAGAAGCTATTGAAAGATCCCCCGATAAAAGTGATGAAGAAAACAGGATATGGTATGTAGGAGTAACGAGAACAAAACAAAACCTTTATATAATGGCAGCACGAAAGGAGAGTAATGGATATGACATCGAAAGTGTACACTAAGCAGATAGGTGGCGCCCACTACAAGAAAATGAAAATTCAGCCCAGTGAATTTGTGCACGAAAATAAAATGTTATTTGCAGAAGGTAACATAATAAAGTATATATGTAGACACCCTTATAAAGATGGAAAGCAGGATATATTGAAGGCAATACATTATTGTGAAATGATTATTGAGAGAGATTATAAAGATGTATAAACCATTACCTAGAGAACTTCGATTAGGGTTTTCTGATATTCATGACATAGGTTTATTTGCCAAAGAAAACATTCCTCACGGAACTAATTTTGGAATGTCCCATCTACAAATTAGTGAGACGATTGTCAGAACTCCTTTAGGGGGATTCATTAATCATTCAGAGGATCCTAATTGCGAAAAGGTTAGACTTTATTTTAAATCTGATAAAGGAGATTTTACCAAATGGAATCTAGTTACAATTAAAGATATTAAAGTAGGAGAGGAGTTAACGTTGGAGTATACGTTCTACAAAATATGAGAATCCCAAAATTTGAAGCCCAAACCGAATGGGTTAAACCAACAGAGTTTCCAGACTTAAGACAAGTCGATGAAATAGCAATAGACTTAGAAACTAAAGATCCTGATCTTATTAAGAAAGGATCTGGTTCAGTTATTGGTAATGGAGAAATCATTGGAGTTGCAGTAGCCACTTCATTCTATAAAGGATATTTTCCAATTGCTCATGAAGGTGGAGGAAATATGAATAAGAAACAAGTATTCATGTGGCTCAAAGATGTTTTAGAAGCACCCTCTACAAAAATTTTTCACAATGCAATTTATGACGTATGCTGGTTAAGAGCATCAGGATTTAAAATTAATGGCGACATTGTTTGTACTATGATTGCATCCGCTATTACTGATGAGAATAGATTTAGATATGATCTCAATAGTTTATCCTGGCATTACTTAGGTTATGGAAAGAATGAAAGAGCTTTAGCTGAAGCTGCAGAGGAATGGGGCATCGATCCTAAAGCAGAAATGTATAAACTACCTGCTATGCATGCAGGATCTTACGCAGAACGAGATGCTGAGATTACTCTAGGCTTATGGCAAGAACTTAAGAAAGAAATACTTCATCAAGATCTAGAAGATATATTTGATTTAGAAACAGATCTATTTCCATGTCTTGTTGATATGAGATTCAAAGGAGTAAGAGTAGACGTAGAACGAGCTCATACTATGAAGAAACAACTCATCGCTGAAGAACAGGAGCTCTTAAGAAAAATTAAAGGAGAAACTAATATTGATACACAGATCTGGGCTGCAAGATCTGTAGCTAATGT